TCAAATTTACTTTTAGCAATCAAATTAATTTTTACTTCTATGGTGTAGGCATTATGTTCAAGTTTTATTGAATAACCATCTTTCCCACATAGCGCTTCCAATTGTTGTTTTAAGGTTCTCATGGTATAGGGAAGCTGTTCATTTAGCCTGATTAAAATTCTAAACTTCCTTGCATCTAATGGTTCAGTTGCTTTTGGGATAATTCCAAGAATTTTTTCCCATCTTTTAACACCATATTCAGTTGCATCAATGACAAATTGGTCATTTAAGGCATTATCAATTGAACTCCATAAATTAGCAATTTCAACTTGTTCACTTTGAAGTAGTAATTTCAATTCCCTAACTTCTTTCAATACTTGAGGAAGGTAATCAATTAAATTTCTATCCAATGACTTCACCCCTCACTGGGATATTATCAGCCCCCAAAACAAAATTTTGTGCTTGCCCATTGATAGTTGTATTTTCAATATCTACTACACCCGCAATATTAAGAATTCTTGTTTCAATTTGACTGATTCTAACTATCAAATTATTTTCATTTTCCCAAGATGCAGCTAATTCATGAAAATAATCATCAATAGCTTTATGAACATAAGGTTCGATGTCAGCCCATGTCCAGCCTTCTTGGTAAGTGATGTTTGTGTTTATATTAATTGTGGTTGCACTTACCCCTTCAACAGTAACTACATGACCAATGGGTGCAATGCCAACCCCTTTCCCTTGGTTTTGAATTGGGTCAACTGCTGTTTGAACCGCATCAATGAGGGTTGAACTTGGCACATTGTAAGTTGAATCAATAATGACAAGTTTTACAGTACCGCCACCATTCCAAACAGGGTAAACTTTCACCCCGCCAACGCCTGGAAGTTGCTTTGTTTTTTCTTTATAATCAGCAATATTTCCACCAAAAGATTGAGATTCTAAACTGTTAAAATATCTTTGCCTTAAAACTTCAGTATCCTCTTCATCTTCACCTGGTATTAGAACAGCAGTCAATTCAGCAGTGCTCAAACCATCAATGTAATCAATCGGAATAAGAGTTCCAAGTTTTTGATTTCCGATTTCACCAGGGGTTTCACATTCCATTTGAAAAACACCATCTGAAATCTTTGCAATAGCCCTGTAATTTAGATTATCAAGGGAAAATCTTGAACCAATTGGAACATCAATATTAAATTCACCCTTCAGAATTGCTTTGGTTGCTTCTTCAGGGTAAATTCCCCTTTCCGCACACCGTTTAATAAGATATTCCCTTTGTGCTGTATCTGCAAATGATTGATTTAATATCCAATCTAATTCTATATACATGTTCTGTAATTCAACAGCAGCAGGGGCAAGTGCATTATAAATTATAGATCCTTCCCGTTTATCCAAATTCTGTGGAACTCGGTCAAGCATCCTTTGTAATATAACTTCAAAAGTCATATGTTCAAACATTTTAAATTGTCACCACCTTTTCTGCTTCAACATCACCAAAAATGGTGTGAACTGTGAAAGTTGCATGAACTTTTCCTTTATTAGTTTCAAAAGAAAAGTTATCAACTCCAAGTATTCTCGAATCCTGTGTCAATGCTTCAGTAATTCTTCTTTTAAGTTCAGGAAGAACAAAGGGTATTGGTTGACCATATAAGTCATTTAATTCAATGCCATAATTCCAGCTATAAATTAGATATTCATATCTTTCAATGTTCAAAATTAAATAAATTGCTTGTTTCATAGCTTCAAGTTCATCAACAAATCCTGCAATGATTGATTCATCCAAATTTAGTTTATAAGTATATGAAGTTTCTTCTTCAATTTCAAAGTCCTTTTGTAAATCATCATTTACTGCTGGAAGCATTAAATCACCACCCTATCTAAAACAATATATTTTTGCCCACCCTGAACCCGAAGTAATATAACAGATTCATTCATTTTTAACCCGTTGTAAACAGTAATTTCATTTTGTATTGGCTGTTGGTAACTAAGCTTGTAATCAGTTCCTGGAATATCATCCATGCTGTAATTTTTAACAATATTTTTAATTTCAGGATTATCAAAACTAATTTTTGTTTTGTAATCCCTAACATTAGATGTCAAAATTAAATGTGAAGCATCCAATGTCAATCTTTGTTCTACATTTATTTTTAATGGGTTTATGCTGGTGACTGTGCCAAACATAATTGTACAAGGGTTTGAAGCAGCAACTGCTTCAATAGCAGCTTGCTTTATAATCTCAATTAGATTAGGCACTGAAGTCACCCCCTCTTAATGTCAAGTTCATCATATGTTCATCATTTTTAAAAATATGTTGAACTTTTTCAACAAGCATATAATTTTGAACAACAATATCACCCAAATTAAGCTTGACAGGAAGGGAACAGCCAGCACGAACCCTGACATCGCCAAAAGCATTACTAATGGTAAGATTACGAGTTTTTTTGTTGTATAGTTGAAGCAGGGCATCAGCTTTTGCTTTACCGTTTACCTTGTCATCTATGTTTTCAAAGTATTGCAATACCCCCCAATTATTTATATTTCTTGAATCCTGGGCAATGTAAATTTCCCTTTTTCCGGTTTCATCATTTTCATAAGAAAGTTTTATTTTGTTGTATGTTTCACCATCAATACTGGATGTATATTTGTAGTTTTCAGCAGTTTCTTCATCAATTAACAGATTTAACCTCATAGATTCCACATTTTTTAAGGTCAATTTTCCAAAATCATCATATAAAACATACATTTTTCTTCTGTTTTGCAAAGTTATATCCAAGGCATTTTGAATAATGTCAAATAAACTTTTGTTGTCCTCTATCCTGGAAGCAATCTTAAAACCTGTATCTTCTAAAACCCCAACACGAAGGTTGAAATCTGCTGCAATCATTTCAATTAGTTCAGAAGCAGTCTTGTTGCTATAAATATAAGTGTCCTTATTTTTCAAATATCTTAATTGGTCATAAGCTGTAACATTGATAATATTTTCTTTATCCCGTTCTTTCTTAAAAACAAATCCATAAAATATATTTGTATTATTAACCTTAAACCTTACAGGATTTCCTTCCTGAAAATCAATAATAGAATCCTCTATAACAGAAAAAGTCAACTTTCCAGGTTGACCTTTCCTTTCTGTTTCCCATCTTATTTCATCCTGAAGAACAGGTTGAAACACTCTATTTCCATTTTGAATTAAAAGTTCAATCATATCACCACCTGCCCTTTAACTTGGCAAAGTCAAAACTTGACCAGGATAAATCAAATTGGGGTTTGATATTTTATTCTTATTCAAATTATAAATTTCAGTGTATCTGCTACCATTCCCCAAATACTTCTTTGCTATTGCCCAAAGGGTATCCCCCCGCTTAACAGTATAGGTTTTTAACTTTGGGGCAGTTTCAGCAGGTCTTGGTTTTTGAATAGTTGCACTTGCCACTTGAACTGCTGCTTGTTGCTGTATTTTAATATTTACAAGCTTGGTTCCATAGTCCTTATATTGCTTCAATTTAACAGAAACCTTTAATTCCTGCCCATCCAAAGCATTTTCTTTAATTGTATAATCTTCCAAGGAAACTTTGATGTTAGTATCAAATAAAAGCTTCCCAGCAGGGGAAACCCTTGAACAAATAAATTGAAAAGGCTTTTTGCTGGTTTTTAACTGTTCAAATTTATCCAAATAAAAATCAGCAGTCTTAAATCCACTTGGATATATCGCATAAGGATATTTAACATGTGGAATAGCTGCTTCAAAAGTTATTTCAGTAAGTCCAGCATCTTTTAATATGTTTATTTCACCATCATTAATTAAATTGATGGTTTTATTTTGATTTTTTATTTTCATTTCTAATTTGGAAGGTGTGACAGGTAAGGCAACACCATCCAAATACATTATATATGCCATTACTCATGCACTCCTTCCGCTGCTATTTGCATTGTTTCATAAAGCTTTTCTTCCAAATAATTTACAACACCATCCAAATCCATGTTGGAAGCAATATTTGCATTTATTGGTGCATCAATTCTGATTTCAGCAGTGGTGAACCTATTAATTACTTCTTGTTCGGCTATATCTCTTAAATATTTCAATTCTTCTTCAGTTGCATCCATTGAATCTTTCATAGCTGCTGTATTAAGTGCTGTTGTGTCAACCCCGTTATAAATACCATCAAGCTGGTTTCCAAGTTCATAAGCATCCAATGTTCTTGAAGCATCACCCAAGATGTTTTTCAGATTTATGCTTTCTTCAAACTTTTCACCAGCAGCATATCCATATTCCCAGGCTTTACCGTATTCAAACCTGTCTAAATATAATGAACTGGTGTCCAGCCTTGGAATTTGTATTTTAGCTTCACCAACTAGGTCATCAACTGCACCTTTAAGTCCACTTCTCCAACCGCTAACAGCTTCAGCAAGATTGGAACCAAATATGGCATCAATGGCTTTAGCAATACCCTGTAAAATACCAAGAACAGCATCAGCCATTCCAGCAAATAATCTTACTATGGAACCTATTGGGTCATTAAATACATTTGCTAAAAATTCAGCTACCGTTGCAATAACATCCCAAATGGAAGCAGCAACATCAACAATTAAGTTCCACAATCCAACAAATAGGTTACCTATAAAAGCAAGTGCTACCATAAAAGCACCCACAATAATTCCAGTTGCACTTACTGATGTTCCCGCAAAATGATTTACTGCTGCAACCGCTGCATAAAACAAAGCTATTAAAGCAATGATTAAAAGTATAATCCAAGTCAATGGGCAAGCATATAAAGCTGCATTAAGTCCATGCTGGGCTGCTGTATAAGTAAATGTTGCACCAGTTGCAAGTGCTTTAGATGCTGCACTTACTTTATCTGCAAATGCTTGTGCCATAATAATTCCATTGGTAATAAGGGCAACTGCATTATAAGCTATGAAAGCACCCACAATTCCCCAAACAATAGGTTCAAGCCATGACCAATTATCAGAAATTACACCAGCAATTGAAGTTATGATGTCAAATAGTTCCGCTGCTACTGTTGCAAGAATGACTATTCCATTGATAAGATTATTTATTAAAATATTAAACCGTTCACTATTTCCAATTTCATTCATTCTTTGCAATACTGGTTGAAAAGCCATTAAAGCTTCATTCTTTACCATTGTCCAAATTTGGGCAAAAGTCATTGGCATATCTCTAAATTGTTCATCAACCTTACCTGCCACATCTAATACTGCATTTTTCACAATATCAGCAGTAATTTGACCTTCCGCTGCCATATCACGAATTTGACCAATTGGAAC